GTTTGTGAGACATTATTTACGTCAAATATATGTGCGATACTTTCAAACTTCATTTCTAAAGTTGGAGCTAAACCGTGTCTATTTTTTGCATCCCATACAGCATTATGTGTAGTGTGCATTACACGTTCTTGGCCTTGTGCTTTAGATTTTTTATCAACTTGAATCACTATCGTTTTATAATTACAAAATAGGATTAAGTCAGCCCATTCTTTTGTAATTGCTGCACTTCTTTTTTCTAATTTAAGTTCCCAACGGTCATAAGCTCCCATTTCTTCTGGTAGTTCAAATTTTTTCATAGCAGCATGTGCTGTTAACACAACATTAATTCCAACGTTAGCTACTTCAGATAGTTTATTAAGGAGTTTCCCCCATTCAGTTGCAAGTGCAACATATTTTGTTCCATAATTTGCTGAATCAATAGCAGTCCATTTATGGTCAGCCATTACTTTTTCTTTGCATAAAACTTCAGCCCAGTCAGCAGTGTCAATTATCACAGTTTGATAAGTTCCAACTTGAGTTTTTACCCAATCGATTTGATTATTCAACATTTGCCAGCTTGTAGGCTTTTCTAGTCTGTCGACTTGCATATTGTTAGTTGATTCTTCAACATCAATAAATATTGCTTTAGGAAATTGTGAAGCTAACGTACTTTTACCTATACCTTCTGGGCCATATATTACAACTTTTTGCGCTTTAGCAATTTTACCGCTAATTACTTTCATTATTTAAAACCTCCATCCCATTTAAAATCATTCTTTTTATCTTCTTCGTTTTTTCTATTCTTAACATATCCATCTTCAATGATAATTTGACATTCTTCACCAGTTGACACCCTTGTTGCTATTGCTTGTAAATTGTTATTTTTTAACCAATTACCAAAGTCAACTAAAGTCTCAAGATCCATCTGTTCTAATTTATCCACTAATACAAATTCACATTGTGGGTTAATCTTTCTAACAATAGCAGTTGCTACTATAAGTTGTTCAGAGCCACTCATATTATCCCAAGGTTGTCCCTTATAAGTAATTACCCCATTATCAACGCTTAACTCTTCTAATGGTAAATTAGCACCGTTTAACAATTCTAATTTTTGTTTTCTCAACTCCTCGATAGAATTCGTTAAATCTTCATATTGATTTTTATATTCTTCAGCGTCCTTTTCAGCTCGTTCTCTATCTTGATTAGCTCGTACTTTTCTGTTGATTTCTTCAATATTCTCAATACTTCGTTCTAATTCTTCAGTGCTTTCATCAAGCAAATCAACAACATCAGTATTAGCTATTTCAATGTCAGAATTTAACTGTTCTAAATTTAAATTTAACTCTTTAAGCTGTGCTTCAAGTTCAGCTTTCTTATTTTCAGCAAATACTTTTCTAGCTTGTAAATTATCCAGATTATCACGTTTACGTTGATTTTCTCCGTTTTTAGCAAGAATCTCTTGTTGTTCTTTAATTAATTCAGAAGCACTTACTAATTCATTTCCTACCTCTTTAAAGAAAGGTTGTTCTTCAGCAAAATGTTTCTTTTGGTCTCTAATTTGTCCGACAGTACGACGTTTGTTGTAAATCTCTAATTCTTCTTGTTCAATCTGGAATAGTTTTTCACCTAAACCATCAACTGTATTTAATAAGGCTTTGGTTTTGTCTTTTGAGTTCATTTCCATAAATTTTGGTAAATTAATAGCGAATTGTTCAACAAAACTATTTAGTAAATTTTGACCAGCTTTTTTACCACTAGGATCTATTACTTTTAGCTTTCCATCTTCACCCTTACGTTCAACAATAAGCCCGTTATCCAGTTGAATTTTTATCACTGGTGGAATAACGCTACCTTCCCTTAATGGATTAGACGGCTTATAAGCATTTCCTCCTAACGCCCATGCGATCGAATCAAGAACACTAGTTTTACCTTGCCCATTTCTACCGCCAACAACAGTTAATCCATTAGCTGTAGGCTCTATCTGAACAGCCTTAACTCTTTTAACATTTTCTATCTCTAATTTATTAATCTTCACCATACACTAACGCTCCTAATCTATCAATCACTTCTTTTACTATTTCTTCTGATACCTTTTCACCATCTAGCACGATACATTTTATATTTTTATCGTTAACTATATCCTTCTCTTGATCAGTTAATAAATCATTTAACTTATCAAACACAGCTATTTCTTCAGAACGCTTTTCACTTGCTTTAATTCCTTCTAAATCATTTAACCAAAACTCACAATATCTGATTATCTTCTTGATATCGTCCTGCGGTTCATCATGTTTCTTGTTTGCTCTTATTCCATATTTCAAGATATTAGCTTGACACACACTTCCAAAATCTTTTACTACATCTTGAATTAAGTCTATCGTTTCAATTCCACCTGCTTTATAATGGTTTGGATTAATATTATCTTTTGTCACTTGCAATTTCCTCCTAATTGTGTTATTTTATAGTTGTAAATTTGTGTAAATAGTCGTTTTTTAAACGGCTATTTTTTTTATATTAAATAACCACCTTTTTTCATCTTTCAACAACATGATTTTAAATACGTGCAATTTCATTTTTTGTTGGTAATAATCCATCATGCTTGAAATATCCTCTTCTTTAACATCAATTGCTCCATATTCTAAAGCTGTCAACATTCCACCTAAGATATAAGCATTTACAGTATTTTCTATTATTTGCTTGTTATCTTCAGTTTCTTCTAAGTCATCTAGTTTTAGTAATTCTAGAATTTCATCATTAATATTTACTAACATTCTTTTTCTCCTTCAAATTTAAATTTATTATGCACCCTTCTAAATATTCCTAATATATCCGCTTCAGGAAGTTTAATAAGAGCTTGATAAACTTCTTCAACATCTTTTTCGATGTTTCCGTAAAGTAGTTCGTTAACAGTCATATTACCTAATGCAGCTATTTTAAATAATCTACTTTTATTAGGTAACATCGTCCCTTTTTCCCACCTAGATACTATACTTTTAGCCGGGGGTAAATTCTTTCCGTTTTCCCATTCTGAGATACTACTTTTACTCGCTCCTATGATTTTCCCAAATTCTTCTAACGTTAAATTCATATTTTGTCTTATCTCAAAAATACGTCTACCTACAGCTTTCTTATCAACATCTCTCATCTTAATACCCCTCTTTTTGACGTTGGATATTCACTAATGATTTTTTCTTGTATGCTTCAAATAAATCTTCAAAACTGTAATAAATCATTGCAATATTTAAAATTAATTCAATAGAAAATCCTACTGACTGTTTGTAAACTGTGTTATGCACTCGTTTAGAGAATAACTCACCATGTTCAATTTCATTTCTCATTAATTTAATGTGTTGTTCGTTATTCCTGTTCATTACAAATTCACATCTAGTAAACCTAAATATTCTATCATCATCATTTAATAGTGATAATGCGAACGCTAGACAATCAGCTAATTCATCTAGTTGTTTTTCAACTGGTGTCTTATGCTTTTTCCAAATTTTGAAAAATCCAATGGCGTTGTACCACTCATGGAACTCCTCACTTAAAGCCGTTATTATTTTTTCTCGATGCCATGTTTCCATGAGACTATCTACTTCACGCTGAAGTTTTTGTAATTTTATTAATTCATCGTATAGTTTTAAACTATCCATTCTATACCTCCTTCAATTTATTCAAATCTATATTTAACACATTAGCTATTTTGACTATTTCATCTAAATTTAACGGACGATTATTTCTATATTTGAAAGCTTCTATCCTATAAGCAATCACATTACTTAATCTCGCTAAATCTTTAATTGAAATATTCTGATAAAACATCTCTGTTAACATCAATTTCTTGAAATGTTCTAAAGCTAAATTTTCTTGTCTATTACTCACCTTATATATCATCTTCAAATGCTTGTTTACCACGTTCATCTAATGTAGCAAACGGAATTATTGTTACACCTAACAATAACGCTAGTATTGTTTGCCAATCTACGTTGCTTAAAATTAGCACACACACAGCAACAACTGTACAAGTCCAGTAATATGTGTTGAATTTTCTACGTTTTAAATTGTTCATCGTTTATGCTCCTTTCTTCAATCTCTTTTCCCGCTTCTTCATTGACCGTTTAGAATTGATATAATTGTAAATTCTAACTTTGTTAAAAGTCTCATTAGTTTCAAGAGTTCCTTGAATGTATAAGTAAGAATCTTCTAACGCTTCAATTTCACTCAACCAGTCGTTAAACCGTTTTGGAGAACCATCCATTTCTAAGATTGTTCTTAATTCAAGTCGTTCTACCCAGTCATTTGGATTTTCTAGTTTGTCCTTCCACGCATCGTACATTTTGTTCACCTCCTTTTAATTTGTTTAAATCAATATCTAATACCTTTGCTATATTAACAGCGTTATCTAATGTAGGACTAGATGTGTTGCCGTTAAACATCGAATATAACGTTTGTTCAAAAATTCCTGTTTCTTTTGACAACCTGTAAATTGACATTCGTTTATTTTCTAACTGTTCTTTTACCTCTTTATAAAATGCTTTCATAATTCTTTGACCTTTCTTCACCTAAGTGTTACAATATATTTGAGTATTCCTCGGAAATCTAAACCTTCTACTTCTACTATTTCTTGGGAATATATCCTAAAAGAATGGAGGTGAATTATTATGGTTAAAAATTTTAATGATTTTCTTCGCAATCTAACTCCTGATAAAATTTCTAAAATTGTCAACGAAGCTGATAAAAGTATCGAAGTATTTAGAAATCAAGAAGACAATGTTACACGATTAGGAAATCAAGTTGGCGGTATATCGATAAGAATTACTTTGGGCTTGCTTGAAGAGTACCATAAATGGTTGCACCAAGAAGATTAGAATTCATTTTAATAGACTTACGCTCATTTGCGTGGTCTATTATTTTTTTTGCAATAAACATACTGCCTATAAATATAAGTAGATTTTTCATTCTCACTCCTCCTTTCACTTATGTTATAATTACCTCAAAGGAGGTGAATTATATATGGCTAAAGAACTAATAAAACCCGGAACAGATAACAAGCCCGCAGGTACTTACAAAGAAGTAGGACCTCGTGGAGGTTCTGTTCACAAAGGTAGAACTGTCCGCATAGACCAAGGCGACCGTCTACCACCTACTCAAAAATCAGGAAATAAATGGATTAAGAAATAATTTCCTTTTTATTTTTTGAAAAACAATAACTTCTATCAAATACATCTAACTGTAACCAAGACTCAGCATATAATTTACTGTTCTCTTCATAAACCGTTAGATAGTGCTTGGTACTTAGCACTACTTTAGTAACTACTCCAATAGTTAACAATGTTAGTGCTATTTTTGTTTTAGTTTTCATCTACATTCCTCCTAATTTTTCCTACCCTCAATTCAATAGAGTTGGGGGTAATTTTTATGCTTGAATAATTTTTCCCATCTGTAACTACTGTTTCAGATTTTAATA